TCATACAGACACGATGGCACATGGACGACCTGACAGGACGTGTTACCAAGGATATGGTGAACAACGACAAGTCTGACCAGTACGAAGTTGTAGAGTTCCCAGCCATAATGGACGTGGAGAACAAGAAGACGAAAGAGATTATGCAGAAACCTCTCTGGCCTGAGTTCTTTGACATGGAAGCCCTGCTCAGAACGAAAGCATCTATGCCTGTGTTCCAGTGGAACGCACAGTATCAGCAGGAACCGACAGCAGAAGAAGCCGCTATTGTCAAGCGTGAGTGGTGGCAGATGTGGAAGAAAGAAGATCCACCGATATGTGAGTATATTATCATGTCTTTGGACGCAGCCGCAGAGACGCACAACCGTGCGGACTACACAGGTTTGACGACGTGGGGTGTGTTTTTAAATGAAGAGGTGGACAACTATAACATTATATTGTTAAATAGCATAAAACGACGGTTGGAGTTTCCCGAACTCAAAGAGTTGGCTATGAACGAATACAGAGAATGGGAGCCTGACTCGTTCATCGTGGAGAAAAAGAGTGCAGGAACTGCGCTGTACCAAGAAATGAGGAGAATGGGTATACCTATACAGGAATATACACCACACAGGGGATCTGGTGACAAGCTAGCTAGACTTAACTCCGTGACTGACATTGTGTCATCAGGTCTGTGTTGGGTTCCCGAAACACGATGGGCAGAGGAGCTAATCGAAGAGATAGCAGGGTTTCCGTTCATGAGTCACGATGACTTGGTTGACTCCACCGTCATGGCGTTGATGAGATTTAGACAGGGTGGGTTTATACGACTGCCGAGTGATGAACCTGAAGAAGTCGTTTACTTTAAACAAAAGAGAGGCGGGTATTACTGATGGCTGTAGAGAAAGGACTATTCCAAGCTCCCAAAGGTGTGGAAGAAGAGAAAACAGAACAACTTGAGATAGAAATCGTAAACCCTGATATGGTCACGTTAGATGATGGCAGCATGGAAGTAACCATCGTACCCGATGCGGAAGGTGTTAGCACAGGGGCGTTCGACGAGAATATAGCTGAGAATATGGACGACGACCAACTCGCTGCGGTAGCTGATGAACTATTGGGTAATATCGACTCTGATTTGGAAAGCCGTAAAGAGTGGGCAGATACTTTTGTTCGTGGTCTGGACGTGTTGGGTTTCAAGTATGAAGAACGTAGCGAACCCTGGGAGGGAGCTTGCGGTGTATACTCTAACGTGTTAGCAGAGGCAGCTATACGCTTCCAGGCAGAAACAATGGGTGAGACGTTTCCCGCACAGGGACCTGTAAAAACAAAGATACTGGGTGAAGAAACACGTGAGAAACTAGAAGCGGCTAATCGTGTGAAAGCAGACATGAACTACCAGCTAACAGAAAACATGGTGGAGTATAGATCAGAGCATGAGCGTCTGTTGTATAACCTTGGTCTGGCAGGGTCTGGGTTTAAGAAAGTATACTACGATCCGAACATGGGGCGACAGGTAGCGGTGTTCGTACCCGCAGAAGATGTGATTGTACCTTATGGGGCATCGCATATAGAAACAGCAGAGCGTGTAACCCATGTCATGCGAAAGACGAAGAACGAGTTGAAGAAGCTACAGGCTAGTGGGTTTTACGTAGATGTGGATCTTGGAGAGCCGCAGGCATATCACAGCGATATAGAAGAGCGTAAAGCAGAAGAGGGTGGGTATTCTCTCACAAACGACAACCGCTATAGTATATACGAGGTACATGCGGATATAATTATAGATGGGGTCGATGATTCAGACGAAGGTATAGCCAAACCATATATAGTATCTATAGAGCGTGGGTCGTACAGAGTATTGGCTATACGAAGAAACTGGAACCCTGATGACGCTTTAATGTTGAAAAGACAGCACTTTGTGCATTATGTATATACTCCAGGCTTTGGGTTCTACGGTCTTGGATTGATACATATCATAGGTGGCTATGCACAGGCAGGGACATCTATCATACGTCAGCTTGTAGATGCAGGTACTTTGGCAAACCTCCCAGGGGGGTTGAAGTCAAGAGGTTTGCGTATCAAGGGGGACGATACACCGATAGAACCTGGGTCTTTTAGGGATGTAGATGTACCATCAGGCAGTATACGTGATAACATCATGCCACTGCCATACAAAGAACCAAGCCAAGTATTGTTAGCATTATTGAAAGATATAACCGCTGAAGGGCGTAGATTAGGGGCTGTGAGCGATATGAACATATCGGATATGTCTGCTAATGCTCCTGTGGGTACAACCCTTGCCCTGTTAGAAAGAACACTCAAACCAATGGCAGCTGTGCAGGCTCGTGTACATTATGCCATGAAGCAAGAGTTTAAGATGTTAAAACTGTTGATGTCTGAATATGCTCCTGCTGAGTATACGTATGTGCCAACTAGAGGTGATGTATCAGCTAAACAATCCGACTACATGATGATTGATGTCATCCCTGTATCAGACCCGAACAGCTCTACGATGGCGCAACGTGTGGTGCAGTATCAAGCTGTCCTCCAAATGTCACAGACTGCACCACAGATATACGACCTGCCTCAGTTACATAGGCAGATGATAGAAGTTCTTGGGGTGAAGAACGCAGAGAAACTTGTACCGACCAAAGACGACCTCAAGCCTGTCGATCCTGTGAGTGAGAATATGGCGGTGTTACAGGGCAAGCCTATGAAAGCGTTTATCTACCAAGACCATGACGCACATATCGCTACACATATGGCGTTTATGCAAGATCCTGTCATAGCCCAAATGATAGGACAGAACCCACAGGCAAAACAGATCATGGCAGGTATACAAGCACATATAGCCGAGCATCTTGGGTATAAGTATAGAAAAGATATAGAGGCAAAACTTGGGGTAGAGTTACCGCTACCAAACGAAGAGTTACCTGAAGAGATAGAGGTTAACTTGTCAAGAGTTGTTGCTGATGCTGCCAAACAGCTCACACAACAGAATGTGCAGCAGGCAGCACAACAGGCAGCACAGCAGAAAGCACAAGACCCAGTGGTACAGATGCAACAAGCTGAACTTCAGATAAAAGCGCAAGAAGTGCAGCGTAAGGCTGAGAAAGACAAAGCAGATATAGCTCTACAACAGGCTGAACAAGAGAGAAAAGCAAGAAAAGATGAATCAGATGTTATTCTTGAAACAGCTAGATTACAACGAGGTAATTAGTGGCGAAAACAATATTCGACGTTCTAGTGAGTAAAATCGAGGCAGATATAGCCTCTGCACAGGATTTCCTTGAAGCAGGGTCGGCAAAAGACTATGCAGGTTACAAGGAAGTTGTTGGACTGATCCGAGGTCTAAAGTCCAGCATAACACATATTCAAGACCTTGCGAAACAACAACTGGAAGGTGACGATGACTGAAGTAGTACAACTGACGGACGACGAACTAGAACAACAATTACCACGACCTGTGGGATACAGAGTGCTTATAGCTTTACCTGAGATAGAAAAGACGTACGGGAATACTAGCGTTTTAAAAACAGATAAAGAGATACATCACGACTATATTATGTCTATCATGGGACTCGTTGTGGATATGGGTGATGGAGCCTATAAAGACAAAGAGCGTTTCCCTGATGGGGCATGGTGTAAAGAAGGTGATTTCGTAATGTTTCGAGCAAACAGCGGAACACGGTTTAAGGTGGCTGGAAAAGAGTATCGTTTATTAAACGATGATTCTATAGAGGCTGTAGTAGCAGATCCTCGTGGTATCACGAGAGCATAAGAGGTAAAAAATGGCATTTGAAAAAGTAGAATATAAGTTTCCTGATCCTGATGATACAGCGAAACAAAACATAGAGATAGAAGACTCTAGTGCTATAGAGGTCGATTTATCAGGTAAAAACGAGGAGAAAGATGAACCAAAGGCTAACGGAGCAGATGATAAAGGAATCAAGAAAGCTACGCCTAAAGATGAGCTTGAAGTCGAAGTTGTTGATGATACACCGAAAGCTGACAGGAATCGTAAGCCTTCTGAGCCACCCGAAGAGGTCACTGACGAAGAGCTTGAGGATTACTCTGAGAAAGTTAGAAAGCGTATACAGCATTTTAGTAAAGGCTATCACGATGAAAGGCGAGCAAAAGAAGCAGCGTTAAGAGAGCGTGACGAGTTAGAAAGGTTTGTAAAATCTATACAAGATGAGAATACCAAGCTAAAAGGCAGCGTTAATAAGAACCAAACAGCTCTCGTTGAACAAGCTAAGAAGACAGCAGAAGTTGAACTTGCACAGGCTAAAAAAGCATACAAAGATGCGTATGAAGCTGGAGATGCAGATGCTATTCTTGCTGCACAGGAAAGTTTAACAGGTGCAAAGATTAAGTCTGATAAGTTAAACAACGTAAAGATTCCTGCTTTACAGGAAGAATCAGATGAGGTAAAAACTAAAGAGGAGCCTGAAAAAGCCCCCGTAGTAGATAAACGGGCGCAAGACTGGGCTTCAAAGAACACTTGGTTCGGTACAGACGATGAAATGACAAGTCTGGCACTGGGCTTGCACAACAAACTTGCCAAGCAAGGAGTTGATTTGCAGAGTGACGAATACTACGAGGCTATTGATTCTCGTATGCGGCAGCTCTTCCCAGATAAGTTCGAAGAAGAGATTGCAGAGACCGAAGAGGCTGAAAAGCCTAAAAAACAGGCTAATGTGGTTGCGCCCGCAACGCGGAGCGTAGCACCTAAAAAGGTAAAGCTAACGCAAACACAAGTCGCCATCGCGAAAAGATTAGGAGTACCTATCGAATTATACGCCCAAAAGGTTGCAGAAGAAATGAGGAAAGAATAATGGCTGAAAACAGAATCAACAGAGAACTTGAAACTCGTGAGAAGACAGTACAAAAGAAGGCTTGGCAGCGACCCGAAACATTACCTTCGCCCACGCCAGAGCCAGGGTATACGTACCGTTGGATACGAACAAGCACTCAAGGTCAAGTCGATGCTACTAACGTTTCCTCAAAATTACGTGAAGGTTGGGAACCCGTAAAGGCAGTTGACCATCCAGAAATCACTTTGGTAACTATCGAGAACGAAAAGTTCAAAGATAACATTGTGATAGGAGGGTTAATGCTGTGCAAGGCTCCAGAAGAACTCAAAGATGAAAGGACTGCGTATTTCAAAGCACAGACCGATAATCAGATGAAGTCAGTAGACAACAACCTCATGCGAGAAAACGACCCTAGGATGCCGTTATTTAACGAACGGAAGACTAAGGTCACTTTTGGTAAAGGCAATTAATTTTAACAGGAGACTATTTTCATGGCTTATCCAACTATTGATGCCCCTTATGGGCTAGTACCCGTTGGTTTGATTGGTGGTCGTCCTTACACAGGTGCTACTCGACAAATGAAGATAGCTAGCAACTACGGCACAGCTATCGGAAAAGGCGACTTAGTAAAGCGTGTAAACGACGGAACCATTGAGCGTGACGGAAGTACAACCGCTTTCCCAGCGACTGGGACATTAGGTGTTTTCATGGGCTGTCAGTACACTGACCCTAATACAAAACAGCTAACATTCAACAATCAATATCCTGGTAGCATCGTTGCTAGTGATATACATGCGTTTGTTGTTGATGACCCAGACATCATACTTAAAGCAGCTATATGCTCTTCAGGTACGACAATGGCAACATTGGGAAGAACGGTTATTGGTAACAAAGCTTCAATCATTAGTAATACACTAAATACTACTAATGGTGCATCCAAGCTTGCTATCAACAACTCTGTTGCTACCACTTCAACACTACCATTTCAAATCATTGATGTAGTTGACACCACTGCGACAGGTAGCGATACCTTCCAAGAAGTGCTTGTCATATACAGCACACATACTGACAATGGTAGTAACGTGTTCATCGGTGGACACGCTTATCGTAACCCAGTTGGACTGTAGGAGGTATAGACAATGGCAATTTCTAGAGCGCAACTTCTTAAAGAGCTACTTCCTGGTCTTAATGCACTATTCGGTTTAGAGTATGCAAAGTACGGGGAGGAACATGCGGAGATCTTTGAATCAGAGACTTCTGATCGTTCTTTCGAAGAAGAAACTAAACTATCAGGCTTTTCTGCTGCACCAGTCAAAGACGAAGGTTCTGCCATCGAATATGACAATGCACAGGAAGCATTCACAGCTCGCTATACACACGAGACAGTGGCGATGGGCTTCGCAATTACTGAGGAGGCTATCGAAGATAACTTGTATGACTCTTTGTCAGCACGTTATACAAAGGCACTAGCTCGTGCAATGGCGTACACCAAGCAGGTAAAAGCAGCAACTATCTTAAATAATGCTTTTGACTCTGGTACTACCTATGGAGATGGAGTGGAGCTTTGTTCTACTGCACACCCATTAGTGAGTGGTGGAACTAACTCTAACGAACCATCAGTAGCCGCTGATCTTAACGAGACTTCATTAGAAGCCGCTGTTATTCAGATCGCAGGGTGGACAGATGAAAGAGGACTTCTCATCGCAGCAAGACCTCGAAAGTTAGTGATCCCACCGAATCTACAGTTTGTGGCAACAAGATTGTTAGAAACTGAGGGCAGAGTAGGAACTGCGGATAACGACCTCAATGCACTACGCAACAATGGTTCTATCCCAGAGGGCTACACTATCAATCACTATCTGACTGATACAGACGCTTTCTTCCTATTAACTGATGTACCAAATGGTCTAAAGCACTTCACACGTAGTCCGATGGCTACATCTATGGATGCTGACTTTGACACAGGTAACAGCAGATATAAGGCTAGAGAGAGATACTCTTTCGGTGTATCTGATCCATTAGGAATCTTTGGTTCCCCAGGAGCCTAAGAAAAATCAAAGGGCGGCTTGCGGGTCGCCCTTTTTTACTTTATACTACGCTTACCTTGACAATCACATGGTGTGATTGACTTCAGCCAAGACAAGGAGGTTTACATGGCTAACACTACATTTCAAGGACCTATTAGGTCTGAAAGTACAATTAAAACAATCAGTAAAAACGCATCCACTGGTACGATCACAGAAGTTATTACTATGGGTGATGCACCAGTCGCATTAGGTGATGAAGACAAAACACTTGATAATGCAACACATAGTGGAAGAGTTCTTGCTGTACCAGCACTCGCATCTAACAGAACAATAACACTGCCAGCACCAGTTGCAGGAGCTACGTTTAAGTTTATCTATGCAGGAGCAGCAGAGGAGGCAGAAAATTTGATTATTGTCACACCTGGCAACGCTAATTTCTTCCTAGGAAATGTTCAACATTTAGACACTAACGCAGATAATGTTGGTGTTTATGCAAACGGTAGTTCTAACTCAAAGTTAACATTAACTGACTTTGGTAGCATGGAAATAAATATAGTAGCTAAAGATAGTACAAACTACTATATTTGGGGCAATGTGGTTTCAGAAGACGCACCTGCTTTTGCTGACCAGTAATAGGAGGTATAAATGGCTAGATCAGATGTAAAAGCCTTTAACCACGATCAAGGTGATGCTGCCGCAGTTATTGGACCTGCTAGATCAAGGTTAAGGCAACTTGTAATATTTGCTAACTCAGCTGGAGCCGTAACTATTAAAGATGGTTCAGGTGGATCAGATATATTAGTTCAAAGTTTTCCAACAGGTCTGCATCACTTAAACATCCCAGATGATGGCATTCTTGCAGAAAGTGGTGTTTACATAAACGCTTTTACTGGTAGTGGCAACAAACTTACTTTGTTTTTGTCATAATGCCTAGTCATGCGTAACGATTACAAAAGAGGCGGTCGAGTCCGCAAGGGCAAAGGCATGAAAGGTATGTCCATAAAAAGTGGGGATAAACGCCCCACTAAGGCTGGAGCGGGCATGACGGCAAAGGGTGTTGCTAAATACAGACGGCAAAACCCTGGGTCCAAGCTGAAGACAGCTGTGACAGAGAAGAAGCCTACAGGTAAGCGAGCGGCAAGGAGAAAGTCATTTTGCGCTAGAAGTGCAGGGCAGATGAAGAAGTTTCCAAAAGCAGCGAAAGATCCAAATAGTCGGTTACGACAAGCAAGAAGAAGGTGGAGATGTTGATGGCAATATCTCGCGCACAAATGGGTAAGCAGATCAAAAACCCACCAAACAAAATGTCTAAACTTTCCCAGAAGAGGAAGAAAAAGGCAGAGAAAGAGAGAAAGAAGAAAGATGGCGTATTTACAAAGTAACATACCGTATTTTAAAGCATGGGTAAGACGAGAGTACACGAAGAATTTTATAGAGTATCAAGGAGATTTTTTACACGCAATGGTTATAGCTGTAACAACAATGCCGAATAGGTGTCTAAGTTTCCAAGTAATATTTACTGGATGTGAGACAGATGACACAGATGAACCAAATGTGCATGGTGGAGCCATGTGGGCTAGGATGCCCATAACAGCGTTGGTAGCTGATACCAGTTACGAAGAGTGGCCCACAGAGATGCCGACCTATGTAACACAACCGTGGGATTGCATGTCTCACGATCACTCAGTTTATGTATTGAATAGAGCCACACCTGCTCCTTGGATAGCCAAGGTAGATGGAGAGTTCTATCCTGCGAAATACTATTTTACTGTGGACTATACGAACAGTGAAGTAGCGGACGATCCTGCCCAACACAAACAGAGTCATGTTCTTGAACTGTTAGATGCAGGAGAGTATACAGGTAACATAGTAGCGTTGCCTAACAATCGGGTTCGTGTCACACACCCTGCGTGGTTTGAGACTGGTCAAGGCGCACCAGACTTCAGACCGAATCAACATACTTTTCATTCTAAACAGAACCACGAATACGTTTGGGACACCCAGCGTGTTTTTAATAACCTATACAAGGAGCAAGAAGATGACGAAGAAGAATAATAAGATGAAGATGGTGAAAGACCCAAAGACAGGAAAGATGGTTCCTGAGTTTGCTGTAAAGAAAGCAGAAGGTAAAACAGTCAAAAAGAAGATGATGGCTGGTGGTAAAATGGTTAAAAAGATGATGGCGGGCGGTAAAACCAAGAAAGGTTACGCTGCTGGTAAAATGGTCAAAAAGAAGATGATGTCTTCAGGTAAGCTTGTTGGAGGTCAGAAAAAACTAGATAAAGATAATGATGGTAAAATATCTGGTAAAGACTTCGCAATGTTGCGAGGGGGCAAAGCCAAAGGCGGAGCTATCAAGAAAATGGCTGGCGGTAAAATGGTCAAGAAGATGATGGCTAAAGGTAAGATGGTCAAAGGCGGAGCCGCAGGCGGTAAGAAAAAAGCCAAGGTGAGAGGTGCAGGTATAGCACGAAAAGGTGTAAGACCAGCGAAAATGGTGTAAATCATGGCGTTACGTAGGTATTACAAAAAAGGAGGTAAGATTTGTCCTGCTGGTAAGGCGTGGGCAAAACGTACCTTCGATACATACCCTTCAGCGTATGCCAACCTTGCGGCTTCTAAATACTGTAAAGACCCTAACTATGCAAAGGGTGCAAAAGGTAAAAAGAAAAAGAAGAAGTAATGGGTGAACTTAAGAAGTGGTTAGATCAGAAGTGGGTTCGTATAGGGACAGACGGAAAGATCAAAGGTCCTTGCGGTACATCTAAGGATAAAAAGAATCCTGATAGATGCTTACCTGCCGCAAAGGCTAGGAGTCTGTCTCAGAGCCAACGAGCCACTACAGCCAAGAAAAAGAAGCGAGAAGGCGCAAAAGGGAAAACTGTAGTAAAAAATACTAAACCTGCTACAGTAAAACTTAGCGGTGGAGGTCTTGCCCGAAGAAGGCGTGGTATCGCAAGAGGTTGCGGTGCTG